CCATACCAAGAGATTGACTAAGCAAACCATCAGCAACAGTGGGTCGATCAGGTTTATCGCCGGACTGAACAGGCTTGGGTTGCTCACTTTTCATGTCCAGGCCGCCAGCTGCAGCACTTGCTCCTCCATAGCTTTGAGAATTTAAGGGTCCTAAAACATTTTGCGCTGTTTTATAAAGATCTCCGCCCTCTCTCATCCGAGGAACAGCACTTGCAACACTGGTTCCAAATGCATCTTTGTAATTAATATTTGCGTCTGGATTACCGCCTAAAACAGTTGCATATGCTTTTTGAATTCCCATACCTGGTTGGTAACCGCGTTGTTGAAAATAACGTTCAACATACGGAAGTTGCTCAGCAATAGTCATGTCCCTGGAAGGGAGTCCTACTTCCTGCCTAGCTCCAGGGCCAAACTGAATTAAGCCACGATAGTTATTTCCTTCTCCTCCTATAATGTTTGGTTGAAATCTAGATTCCAGCTGAATTAACCCACCAAACTCATAAGGATTTAAACCTAAATTCTGAGAAGTTTTTAAAAATGCAGCCCGATCTGTGGGCGATAACCGACCTATCTGTGCCATTATCTCCACACCTCATTTAAATAAATTCTGGAACCAACAGCGGTGTCTGCAGGACCCGGTAATGCCTGAATAAATTCCGCACCAGAACGTTCGTAACGATAACGTGCTTGGAAAGGATCTTTGTAATTAGGAACGTAAAGAATACCTGCCAAACGGTTTGTTTCGTACAGGTAAATCTCATCCCATACCTTCAATGCCTCCTTGGCATTGCTGGATTTAATCGTACGATCCACGTCGCCCAGGATCGTTTCAATTCTGGTAGAAGGGGAATCAGCGACTTCAGTTTTCTTTTCTGCAGTGTCGCAGCGGCCAATCTGAATGGTGATTTTGTCGTAGAAGAATGAATCCGGAATGGTATTCATAGCTTCTTCCAAACGGGCATAATCACCCGCTGGGACAGAAGTTGTAAAGTAGCCCAGGTGATACCTGACCCTACTTTTATCAAAGTCAGATAGCTGCACTACAAAGCCTCCGCGTCATTCAATTATAAATTGATGTAATCAATAAAAAACCCCGGTTGCCCGGGGAAGAAGCCTTACACTCTAATCAAATCAGCAGCAATAACAGAATCCCAATCAACCCGCTTGATTTGCTTTAGTTGTTCGAGATTATTGAATCTTTCACCCGATAAGGACATCTGGAGATCTTTGATTTCCCTGGCTGTTTTAAGGCCGATGCCCTTGATATGATCTGCGATCATCTGTGCAGTCGCCCCATTGATGTTGAGGCGAGTATCAGGCGGGAAGTTACGGGGTTCTTCCTTAGCTGCTTTGTCTTTTACCTGAAGAGTCTTTACCTTTTTAGTGGCAGATTCATCAGGTGTTAACTCGTTCTTGTAAGCAGTGAAAACACGATCGTCTTGGTCTTGGACCATAAACCAATCGCCGTTATCAAACTCACTTACAATTTTTACACGAGTTCCCGTCTTTTTGTGCTGGTAAAGCATAAGGACCAGATTTTATTTCTGGTCCTAGTTTAACTCAATCAGCTAACGGTGCGGGCAGGGATATAAGCTTCGATATCCTCGTAGCCAGGTGCTTCATCAGGCTGCAGATAGCAGACTTCAGTCACAAGGTAGCCCTTACGGTTGGCGTCTGCATCTGCGTCGGAGATGTAGAAACCACCGGAAGTAGTTGTGGCGGTCACAGCACCACGAGCAAACACGCTGAAGGTAGTAGCAGCAGTAATTTGCTTATGGATAACACCAGTAGCCAAGCCGGCAGCACCGGTGGCGGTGGGATAAGGCTGTGAGCTATAGGCAGCGGAACCACCAGCGAAGTAGATTTCACCAGCGCGGACGCCAGCGGCGGTAGAAGTCAGGTTGGCCTGAGCAACACCTTCGCCGTCACCATTGGCAGAAACAGGGCTACCGGAGTTATTGCGGCCAAAGGTAAGCACGTTACCAGTAGCTGCATAGACACCAGAAGCAACGCGGCCATCACCCCAACCAGAAGCCACAGAAATAGTGGCGCGGTAAACGTATGCAGGGATGGTGGTGCTTCCAGAAATCACCATGCCGGTGATATCGGTGCGAGTGTCGTCATTCCGATAGGGGGAAGGAACGATCACGTCACCAGTAGCGGTAACAGCGGTACCAGAAGCAGAAGGAACTGCCACATAACCACGCTGTTGGAAGTAACGATAACCAGGAACGGCCAGCACCGAAGTGGGGCCGCCCTTGGTTTTGTCGTTGCTACCGCTGTCGTTGGTATCAATGTTTTTGTACCAACCGTTCAGGGGTTCTGCCCAGTTACCTGGGTAGATTTTCTTAGCCGACAAATAAGACATTTATTTCTCCTAGATGAGTTATCTATTTATAAGGATCAGATAGAGCCGTCGTCCTCGACGAAGCTGAAGCCGGTGGTCACGAAGTCCTTGTTCAGGATCTCGAAGCCAGCGTACAGTTGCCAGATGAGGATGATGAAGCGGCTGAAGTCATCGTTGTTGTTGATCAGCACCTGAGCGTTCGGGCCGCCGATACCAACACCGATGGACTGAGGACCGAAGAAGTAACCTTGGGCGACTTCTCTGGAGGAGTAGTTGCTACCACCATCGAAGGAAGAGGTGACGTTCTTGGTCGGGAAGTTGGTGGACTCGAAGAACTTCACACCTTCAAACTGGACGCCAGTAGGCATCACAGGCTCACCAGCCAGGAAGTAGGCCTGACCAGCCTGAGGACCCATGTAGAAGCTGGAGTTGTTAGGCATCATGGGGTTGCCCATGTACATGCCTTGACCAGGATTGCCAGCGTAACGGGCGATCTCGCGGAAGTCGCTGTCACGACGCAGGTGCATCATGAAGGTGGGATCCACGATGGCGCGATACAGGCCATCAGCGTAAGTAGGAACGTTACGCTTACGGAGGTCCTTAACAACAGTCAGCAGGTCAGTCTTAACGGAGAACTGCTGGGTCTGGGTGCCGTACTCAGCGGCGGAGTAGGAAACGCGACCGGAGGAATCCTTGGTCTTGCCACCAGCGAAGTAGTAACCACCCTGAGAAGTAGAGGCGGCACCGTTTGCTTCAGCTTTGGACAGTTCGTCGATGAAGACGCGGTCACGCCAACGGCGATAGTCGTCGAGCAGGGTCAGAGAACCGATGCTCTGGTGGAACATGTTCAGGTTGCCGGAATCCAGCAGGAGACGCTGAGCGGTCACCAGGGTTTCACGAGCAATCTTGAAGGTGCTGGGCTGGGTTGCATCACCCGGGTCCGCAGGACCGGTGTACTCCTTAAGCACAACAAGCACCTTCTCCTTGGTGATGTTGCGGCTGTTGGCGGTGCCAATGGTCTGGTCAGCAATGCGCTCACGGCTGTCCTTGGTACCAGGAGTACCCCAGAACTTGTAGCGGTCTAACTGAACGGTCTGACCGGGCTGACGGGTGAAGTCGTGGACGACCACGGGCTCAACCGCCATTTCCGCGATGTAAGCAGGGTGGGGGCGATACAGCTCCGCACCAAGAATCTTTGGAAAGTCGTTATCAATGAACACTTTAGTTTATCCTCCAGTGTCGCAGGGAATGTTTAGCGGATGAAAGATTCAGACATATTGATATGTCTTATCTAACACAAATTTTAGCAGCCGATAATTTAAGAAAATTACCGGCTAACTATCACTCCATTACAAACAGTTTGTTTGCAACAGTTTGAGGCTGAGCCTGGTTCAGAGTCCGCCAGGCGTTCTGGGGATCACGTGCCATTTGCTCGCTGAAAGAACCCCAGAAGTTTTCGGGGGCTTGGGGTGCTGCTGCCTGAGGGGGAGCAGGCATCTGCTGACCGATTTGGGCCATTGCATTCTGCTCGACGGGGGCGGTTGGATAACCCTGGGTTTCCAACTGACCTTCGTTCTCGTACACAGGGTACGGACCTTCAGGGCCGAAGAACTTCAGGGTGTAATCGCTGAGAACATCAGGGTTGGTAAGAATCTCGTTATAGGCGAGGTTCTCTTGATGCTCGTTAACCGCAAAGTTGGCGTAACCTCTAATTGCGCTAGTTGCGCGATTTCCCCACGCGACGGCCTGATCCACCAGTCCTTCGAGTTCCACCGCGTAGTTGTTCAGAAGAACCGGTGCCTCGATCCCGAACGCGTCCATCACCTGACGGCTCTCTGCGCTCATCCCCACCAGGTCCGCCACCTGTTCCAAGGAGAGACTCGAGGAGGTTTGGGAAGAGTTGGGCGAGGATTCCTGGCTGGGAGACCAAGTCAGCGGAGCCGATTGTTGCGTAGCCGGGGCGCTCTGTTGTCCGTAGTTCGCCGGGGTAAATGCTGTCGGCGCTTGAGACGGTTGAGCCTGGAACGGGGATTGGACTGGTTGACTCAGCAGACCCACCACTTTGTTGAATGCCGATTCCCAGGGGCTGTTCTGCGTCTCCGGTTGGGATTGGGGGACGGACTGCGTAGGGGCTGATTGGTAGCTGGGGGCTGCCTGAGGTACCGCTTGGGGGTAGCTCGTACCCACCTGATAAGCCACTGGAGCCGCTGCCGGTGCCGGAGCTGCCGCCGGTGCTGCCGCCACGTAGCTGCTCGGAGCGACGGCTGACGGTACTTGGCTCGTCTGTGGGGTCGATTGGACGGTAGCGTCCTGCATAACTCATCTCCTTTTGTAAGGCTTCTAAGGTGCGATACAGATATGGGGTTAAATCCAATCGGGGATCCGCAGCCATCGGTAAATCCGGTGATTGCGGGTGAGGGGTCTGCATCATTCCCCCCACAAGGCGGGCAAATTGAGAGTATGCACTCTGCAATTCGTTCACCATTCTGAATGGGAACCCCGATAGCATCGCGGCCCTTTCCTCATCCGTTTTTGAGGGGAAGAGGTATTTCAGTGCCTCAATGCTATCAACACCTAATTCTTGCAAATTTCGTACAACAATGGAGTTATTCAATACATCTTGGGTCGAATCTTCGTACACAGGACCCATCCAACGCCATTGAATGGTGACGTCACCATCAGGAATTAAACCAAAAACACCTGGTGGAATTTGCTGTGTTTGAAGACAGGCCATCATTAACTGTTTGGTCTGTTCTTCATACATTTCCATTGCCTGCTCATAGCCTGCAATATCTTCTGCAGTAGCTGTTTCTGCTAACTCAAGAGGTTTTTCCAACCCAGCAGCAGCGGCAAGACTGTCACGGAATAACTTTTCTTCTTGATAAATAATTAGTTCAAGACAACGACAGATTCCGTACGTGTAAATTGAGTTGCTCTTTTTCTTGGATGTCGCGGCGACGCGCCCAAATAAGGATTTGTACTCAGTTGCAGTAACACCAGCAGAAATCGACAGCTCATCCACACCGCCAAGAGCAGTACGAATTTCTTCCCTATACTGTCGAGCGAAAGCGAGATTGGCTTAAAGCACCGGGGCCAGAAAAACCTGAACTAGCTGCAATAGAGGGACGCTGAACAACAGCATCTCCACCTGATTCCATTAAATCAGTTTTTGGCCTTGAAGAAAGTAGCGTAGGATTCCCAAAAAAGGTTACGTTCTTCCGCATTGTGCGGATCATGTCATCATGCGTACAAATATGATTCGCTAACGCATCAAATTCACCGACACCTTCTGCAGAAAAGCCTTTAGCGTTGTTAAAAATTTCAACACAAGGAATGAATCCAAGTGAGTTTTTAAATGTTTTAGT